AAAAAAGTAGAGGGTTTTCAGATAAAACTACTGATAAAATAGTGAAAAGATTTCAGCGAAATTTGGCAAGAAGAGCTTATGATGGATTTATTACTGGGGTTCCAACTAAAGCTTCAATAAAAGATTCTCGCCCTAGTTTTATTGATACTGGGTTATACTCACAGTCTTTTCGTACATGGGTAGAAGATTAAATGGCCTCAGTAACTGATGCCTTAAACTCTAAACCTCCGTTAGGCGCTACGCTTGAAGCTGGTGTACGACAGTTATCAGCTAATCAACAGTTATCATTTTCTCTATATCGTAAATACATCTTTCCTCTCGATGGTATGAATTATTGGATAAGAGTGCCGTCTAGTCCAAACCCGGTTACAACTCCTGGTATCTTACCAATGCCGGGATTAGCCACGCAGACGGTCCAAGATGGTGAAGCAATACAAGTTTCCCCTGGTGGGCCTCTTGCACATTTTATCGTTGGTGGTACTATCTATAATCCTCTTAGTGCTAATGATCAAGGGCTTAGCAACGTCGAGTCTCTTTTTGTGGACTTTACTGGTCCAGCTTATTCTTATTCTACTGCCACCACACGTGAATTAAAGCCTGGAAGTAATATAGATATCCCGGCTAACTGTACTCCTGGTGCATGGGTTTGTGCTGCGAGTGGAAAACACAAATTCGTATGTATGTTGCAGCGAACTACTCCTTCTGTTACTTTGCCTACAGATGTAGATGTAGTTGGTTCATTTCACTATGCAACAACTACTAATCAAGAGGAAGATTCAACATTTGATGTTAATGAGGTTGTTTTTACATCGTTATCAGAAATTCAACAGTTTAATCAAATAGGGCCAGATTTTTTATACCTCTGTCATTATGATGATTTAATATTTGCTTTTGATTCTAGGGCTTGGTTATATGAACAGGCCGATCTTTACCATTATCGTGGTAGGGCGTTGAAAAGTAAGAATGTAACACAGATTGTTGAGGATCCTACTAATTTTCATCCTACACTTTCAGTTTCTAATTCTCTCCCTATTTGGTTGTATATGCAGATCTATGTGCCACCGTATCCGGGATTTACATGTCCGTTTGTTTTATATCCATCTTTTCTAGTTGATGATAACTTACCGCCTCCGTTTGGATCTGTGCATATTGAAGATACCAGCGTACTTCAAATGAATGCATATTTAGGACCAAGGCTCCAATCTAGTCAACTATGTCGGGAAACAGTAAAGATTCACTTGTTTGGTGTGAATAATGAAAAAGCAATTGATTTTATGAATTTTGTGACACAATATTCTCGTGACTGGAATTATATTGGGCTTGCAGAAAGCCCAGCTATAAATGATGAAAAGGATGTACAACCGGAAATGAAGATTATCAGTAAACGGAAATACATAGAATTTGATATTAATTATTGTCAGTCAGTTAGCCGTGACATGGCTCGTCAGTTAATAGAACATGCTAAAGTTCAGTTCTATAACCCACGTTGGTTTATAGACGCAACTTAGGGGTTTATCATGCCACAGACAACAATGCTTCCAATTTTTCGGGCTGAATACCCAATTCTGGCCAAGGCCCAGAAACCGGGAGGCGTGACTGTACTTTCGACTGTAACGTCTAATGACGTGCCAAATAAGCCAACATATGCGGCTGGTACAGTTTCTGGTTCGATTTATGCGACCGGCACGATTACACTAAATGACAATACTATGACAACGCAGAATATTGTTGTCAATGGTACGACAGTGGCATTTGGCACGAATGTGACAGTCGGTGGTTCTGCTGCTGCGACTACGACTAATCTTTTGACTTATTTGCAAGGTTCAATAGACCCTAATATTTCTTTAATGACGTATTCAGCACAATCGGCAACTGTGATTCTTTGTACGTCGAAAGTTGCTGGTGCTGTAGGAAATACTTACACACTATCTAATGGGACTTCTACTACGCATGTTACGATGTCTGGAACAACCTTGGGCGGTGGGTTCTTGCCCGGTGGTCTTATGGTAGAAGAAGCTTCTGCAGAAGCAGCTCCTCCTGAAGAAATAGTTGAAGAAGCATCTGTGGATGAACCAGAGGGGTCTCCTCGGTCTCGCAGAAGGCGCTAAGCCGTGCTTAGTTTCTTATAAAGGAACGTGAACCATGCCTATTCAAACGCAGTTTAGCACGGACCCCAATGCGATTGTAACGGTTCACGTTTCAATCATTGAGGCACCTACCCCGATTAATTATCAGAGGACCGGTGCATTTGTGTCCTTTGGTGCGACTACGATGACTTCTGGTGACACTGAGTTATTGACGCAGCTTTCTGATCTAAATCAATGGCTTCAACCACCCATGGCCATTACATCTGCAGTCTGGGCAGCGGGAGTAGTGACTGTTACGACAACTGCCAATCTTCCTGGTCCGCCAACGATTGGTGATACTTTTCATTTAGAAATCACTGGGTTTACCCCAACTGGATACAATGGCTATTTTACATGTACAGTGACAGGAGTAAAGACATTCACATATCCGTTGGTGTCTAGCCCTGGAACCACATCTGTTATGGGAACGGCCACATTGCAAAATGCTAATGAGCTTTCGCAAATGGCCACGACGTATTTTGGTCAAGGTAATATGATAGGCCCATGGATTTTGGAACTAGGTTATCAAAGTTCCATCAATAATAAAGTCACTGCTTTACAGACTTGGCTGAATAACAATCCAAAGACGATTTATGGGTTCTTGATGCCGCGTGAATTTGGTTCAGACCCATTAGCAATTCCGGCATGGCCTGGACTCCCTACACCGGCTCCAGCACCTACGGCATGGATGAATCTATTGAAACAGTATCAAGCTCCAGAAAAGATGGAATATTTCTGGATTACGGTTTTGCCGACAACTATGTTGACATTGGGGCCGACTTATAAGAATGTAATTCAAATGGTTGAGGCGCCTACATTGTATGATCCTGCTGGGGCAAATCTTCTTGATTCTAGTGGTGAATTTACACTTGCGGCAATGTTCTATAATGCGATAGCTTTTCGGCCATCTAATACAAATCGTGTTGCTCCTATGGCATTCAAGTATGTCTATGGTGTGACACAATATCCGCAGAAGAACAATGGCCCATTGCTCGTGAGCTTTAAGGCAGCAAATACGAATTATATCTCAACTGGTGCTGAAGGTGGTATCAGTTTTACTATGGTTTATGAGGGAGTTACGTTGGATGGACATGATTATTTCAACTGGTGGTATACAATAGATTGGGTTCAAATTGAAATCAATTTGAACCTGAGTAATGCTATTATCAACGGATCTAATAACCCGCTAGCTCCGCTTTACTATAACCAGGATGGTATCAATTATCTGCAGACTGTTCTTTATGACACCATGGTAAGTGCCAGCACTTTCGGCATGGTCTTGGGCCATATTAAGATGACAGTGTATGATGGGCCAAATCTTACTAATGCTATCAATGGTGGTGAATTTGCTGGTGAATGTGATGTTAACGCTGTTCCGTTCTTGAACTATACGCTGGCGAATCCAGGTGACTATAAAATCGGGGAGTATGACGGGCTTTCAACTTTATTTATCCCTGCCCGTGGGTTCATACACATTCTTGTGAATGTGGTCGCAACAGACCTAGTCTCACTCTAGGAGGTTATATCATGGCATTCGCATTCACACCTCCTGGGGTCCTAAACCGGCTCCGGGCGTCGGTAGTATTTGCCAATTTTCCTGAACTTAATGTTACATCTAATTTCCTCACAACTGAAGGAATTAGATTGGCATTAGAGGGAAATGCTACAGATCTACTACCGGCCATGGTGAGCTTGGTTAGCAGCCCGGCCCCATATATGGCAGCTTCGATAACAATGTCCATTGTTCGAAGTTCTGCATTGGCGAATTTATTTAAGCTTCAATTTGAAAATACAACGCTGATGGGGGTTGCAACAATCTGGCCTGATACAGATGTAATTCCTGTATTTAGTATCAACAACGTCGCTCTTGAAAGTATTCGAGAGATGGCGTTTGCAGGAATGGAAGCTGCAATGGTGGTGACGGCTCGAGGTTACTACAACGTGAACACGGGGTTCTTTAGCTAATAGGAGCGTACATGGCGACCATTAAGTTAAACCGGAAACTTAATCTGGTTGTGAAAATAGAAAATACAGATGTTGGTGACATTTATATTCATTCTACACCTATAGGTCGTGAAGTATTTGAAGCTAACTTTCTTGTGATTTCTCGCACGTTTACAGCAATCTACACTAATGGATTAGGACCAGTGACAGGGCCGCGCGTTGCGGCTCTTTTGCTAAAACAAGAAGCACAAGCTCTTGGTATATGGGAACGTACCCAGCAATCTCTTATGGCTGAAATTTACCGGCTCACAAATATTGTTGCGCCAGGAAGTGAAACTGGTTGGGAACCTATGCCATGGGATGTAGCGAAAAAGCGTGAATTTATCGATGCAGAAATTGCAGCACAAGTGGAGAACTGCATCATATATTTTACTTGTGCCTCGTCGATTCACCTGAAAGCCGAATTGACAGTGGCGCTGGAAGGCTTGAGCACACTCTGGGGCGCGCAAACTACCTTATCGAGTATTACGGAATACATGAATTTATTGCAGACATCGATGCGGGAAGAGACTATTGGAGAGAATCAGCCAATGGCAGTGAATCAGTAATTCAGTCTTGTTTGTCATGGGTAATGGATGAAGGGTTTAGCAGCTTCTTCGATCAATTTGAATTATCATGGCCTCATAGTACCCGGCTTCAATGGCAGCAACGATATATGATAGCGATGTGGAAAGCGTGATATGGCAGTAATGAGAGTTGCCATACCGCCGCAGTTTGCGACGTCCGTGAATAACTTCGCGGCACAGATGAATAATCTTCTGGCTGCGACTACACAACTCAATGCGCAGATGGCCGCTGCACAACGACCAGCTACACCAACAGTTTTTCCAACATTTCGACAAACCTTTACTCATAATCTTACTAGTCGTTTCCAACAAATGAATCAATTGTTTGTTCGATTTGAAAGAACAATACGTTATTCGGTAGATCGTATGTTGTGGACATTTGGCCCACATGTTCGTTCATTTGTTCGTACAGTTAGACCGATTGCGAACTTATTAAATGTTACTGGATTTTTAAGATCGATTAGACCAGTTATGACTTTTGGTAGATATATTGCGTTAGGGTCTGCTGCTGGTTATGCGGGAATGGCGATAACCGGTGCGGGTTCTGCAATTGCTTTGATTATTGGTACTCTGAAATGGTTAGCGTCAACTTTTTATGATGCATTCTATAAGGATCTTTTGCAGGCTAGAGCTATAGGTGCCAGTGTAGGCGGACTACGTGCATTTCGTATTGGATTTAATGAATTACCAGAAGATCCTATGTTTTTGGAATCTATATTTAGGATACATAATGATTTTGCGAGTAATCAAGCTGCTATATTTCAATTATTCAAAGTTAAGAAATCTGCCGATATGGCAGAAACTATGGTTAATCTTCTTGTGGCATTGCAGCAACATATGCTGACTAATACTACTTCTGGGTTACAACTCCCACCCGGTAGTCCACTACTTAAACTTGCGAGCCCTCAGTTTCTTTTATCATTGCGGCAAATGTCTCCAGAACGACTACAGTTATTGGTACGTCGCTTTTATGCTACTCGTCCTGGTTTACAAGCTACCCCTGAATCAATGGAGGCGTGGTTAGAAGTTAGTCGTAAGTGGGGAGCGCTAACGGATGGTGCAGCAAATCAATTTATCAATATTCTTACTGAACTTAATGTAGTTTGGGTATTGACAGAAACTGCTAGAATATTGACAAAAGCCACAGATAAGATTACTGAGGGATTAGTAGGAAAGCCTAAGCCTTTAGATCCTACAGATTGGTCGTCTTGGATAACGGCTGATACTACTCTTACAATTAAAAAGACGATTAAATCTGTAAAACTAAAACTTACTGAACTAAATCTTGAGTTAAAGAAATTGATAACATATCTTGGGAAACAAATTGATCGATTAAAAAATTATTTAAGAAATGCCAACATTTCTATAGTTACTTCTGCAAAAGCAGAGGGGTTACCTTTCAGTCCTGGGCCAAGATTTCGACCTGGAGTAGGACCTGGGCAACGTGATAGTAGAGATACCAGATATACTCGTCCTACTGGCCCTACGTTTAGACCAGGAATAAGACCTAGTGGTCCTTCGTTTAGACCAGGGGTAGGTCCTAGGAGTACGGTACCAAGTGGTCCTAGTGAACCTAGTAGACCGACTGGTCCTACGTTTCGTCCTGGTAAAACTCCAGGAACTCGACAAGCACCCGGTCAACCCGGTGAACCTTTACCTTTAGAACCTACGCCTTCTGCAAGACCGGGGCGCGGTGCTCGTGAAGCTGCACCAACTGAGTATGACTTTGCAGCAACTCAAGAAGCAACAGGATTACCTCGTGGTGTTATTGATGCTGTGCGTAGTCAGATACAACAACAGGAGTCGAGTTTTCAATACAGTATGAATAATCAACGTGGTAAAATGCGTTATTCGTATCATGAAAACTTTGGTGCTTACCAATATAATGAGGAAGATGTTGCTAATGCTGCGAGGTATTTTGGTGAACAACCACCAACTCGCCAGCAATTATTAGCGAGTCCCAAGCTACAAGAAAAGTATATGGAGGGTTATTGGCTTTCTCGTATGAAATCAACAGGTTTAGATAAAGATCCTGTTTTTATGGATTTGCGTAATCGCGCTAAGAATGGCGATAAAGCTGCGCAAGATCGTATGGCACGTATGCTGATATCTCAGCAAACGTCTCATGGTCGTGAAGCGGTGCGTGGATTACCATGGGCTGGTGACCCAACTCAGAATTATACATACTGGTTGCGTGGATTTAATGAAAGATTAGCAAAAGCTAGACGTGATGGCACCCCTACTGCTCCTGGTGGAGGACCTGTTTGGCCAGGGGATCCAGTTCCAACTGCTCCTGTAACTTCTGCTGTACCCAGAGGACCTGCAGAACAAAGAAGTTCTGGTGGTTTAGTTTCTCCAATTCCTGGAGTAGATAATTTTGGAATTGGATCATCTAATGTTTATGGTGCTTCTAGAAGTGGAGGTGGTCGTGCTCACTCAGGCAACGATCTCCATGCTCCTAATGGAAGCCCAGTTGTTTCAATGAATGGTGGAACTGTTCTTTATACTGGTTACGATCCAGGAGGTTATGATCATTACATCGTTATTAAAGGAGATGATAACGTTGTCCGAAGATATGCTGCACATGCCGCCGTTGAACAGCTTGCACCAGGATCTAGAGTTCAACAAGGTCAACGAATTGGTACTGTGGGCCTAGGACATGTTCATTATGAAGAAATTCCAGAAACAATTAACGGAAGACCCAATCCTGTTTATCAAGAGTTTATAGCAGGTGGTCATCCATCTACGTCACATCAGCGTGGTACTGTTGATCCTTCTGGTCCCGCAGGTACTCTTCGTCGAATAGGAAGAGATTTTCAACCCCCGGCAACTCCTGGTGTCCCAGGTACCCCCGGTTCTACTGCTATTCCAGGTCAACCTCCAGTGTGGCCTGGAGATCCGGTGCCTACACATATTCGTAATCAATTAGGTGTTTCACCAAACCAATTGGATCGTCCTTATCATACGCAAGGTGATGTTACAATCGATGGGCAAACATTTCAATGGGCGTCTGGTGGTGGGCAACGTGGCAGTATTCCATACGGTACATTTCCATTACATATTGGTGAAGGTGATATTGGGCCAGTTGGTCAACGCATTGGATCTGTTGCTACTGTTGGTGCACCCGGTGGTGTAATTCCTGATCCTAAATTTCCTGGTAATCCTCGTGTGGGGATACAGATACATCCCTGGAGCGCACGAAGTCTTGATGAACTGTATACGGCTGGTTGTTTTGGTATTCCTTCTGCACAATGGCCCGCATTTAGAGCCGCTCTATTAGCGAAAGCGAAAACTGGTTCATTGGTTTTGTCTATTCAGCCAAATGGCCGTGCTTCTATTATGACAAAAAATGAATTTGATATTCAAAACAACCCGCCTGCATCATCTAATGTAGGACCTTCTACTGCTCCTGCATCAAGCCCGTGGCCAGAAAATGCACCAGTTCAAACACCTGGGACTAAACCTTCTGCTACTACAAAGCCATGGCCTGGAGAACAGGGAGAATCAGATCATAGCGGTGATAGTGATGAGGCGGAGGATCATAAAATTAAAGTAAAGAACCATGGTTCACCAAATGGTGTACAAGAAGAAGATCATCATGGTGGTGGGTCTTTAAACAAAGGAGCAACAATAGATAATCGTTCTGACCATGATGTTAACATAGAACCTGATTCTAGTGTTATTGTTCCTGAGGAACATTCTCGCCCAGACATAATAAGGCGACCTGGGGCAGCTAGAATTCCACGTAATCAAAAGACCATCGAGGCTAAACCAGCCCCATTAAGAGATGATGCAACACCAGAGGAAAGACAAAAGGCTGCTGTTCATGCTATTGGACAAACTGAAACTGGGTTTAGTCAAAAGGAAGCTTATAGAGAAGAATATAATAGCCCTGTACCGATTAAATTGCCGAGCGGTAAAATCATAGCAGCTAATGCGAATGTTAAAAAGGAAGGTGAACGTGCAGCCGATTATGGTTACTATCAGATGAATCAAAATGATGTTGAAGAGGGTATTAAGTTGGGAATGGACCCAAATACAGCTAAGCATCTTAATGGTGGTGGTAAAGGTGGAGCATCAACATTGGAAGAGCAAACTGGGGCAGTGACAGAATATACGAAATTAAAATATTCATCTTTGTTTAGTAAGGTAGGTGCTGGTAATTTTGAAGCATTTCGAGTTAGTGCTAAACAGGGAGGTGCTGGTACTAAATGGTTCGGACTTACTCGTGATAGAGGTGAGCCGGCTAGAAAGGCGTATGGTGCAGAATTGAAACGGTTGAAATCTCAGAGGGAAGATATGCATTATATTTCTCCTGAGCAGCAACCACCGGCTGAGCAATATGCTGAAGAATCAGTAGAATAAATGCGATATTACCGTATAACGATTGATGGTGGAAGTGGTTTGTATGGGCCTTGGGATTCATTTCCTAATGGTCAGAATGATCCTAATGCCCAGCAAATAGAAATGATGTTAGAGTTATGGTCAACAAGAGATGCCCCGTCTAATAATTCTACTTTAGAAATTCATGGTGTTTCGTGGGAACAGATCAAAAACTGTAATCAGTTAATTGATAAGCAAATCACTATAGAAGGTGGTATGAGTAAAATCGGGTTACCATTATCGGTATATCAATCTCGCCATCAAGGACTATTACTTCGTGGAACTATTCAACAATGCTATGGCAATTGGGTTGGAACCAATATGTCCATAGGATTTGTTATTGCTGCTGCGCATAGTAAAGATAGTGGTGGAGGTGGAGGTGGAGGAGGTGGTGGTGACAGTGGAGGTGGTGGTGACGGCGGAGGTGGTGCTGGTGCTCAATCGTTAACTCGTACTGGTGCGCGGTCTATTGATCGGATGCGATATGCTAGATCGAGAACTTCGTTTGCAGCATTGAGACCAACGGTAACTGGAATGGAAGCTGGTGGAGGTGGGCTTGGTGGAAGTGGAGGTGGGGGTGGATTTGCTAATTTTATAGGTGGAACTATATCTAATTTTATTGGCGGCGGCACTCCTGGCATCACCAACCCGCTTAATCTAATTCACAATTTGTTGCCAAATATGCCATTGTCTGGTGCTATTCAGCAAACTCTTTCTAAAGCACTTTCTGGTGTACCTTTGCGAATAGCTATTCATCCATCGCTGAAATTAGCTTATCAAGATGCTGGTATGTATCAGAATATGACTCAGTATATAGGTTATCTAAATAAATTAAGTCAGTCGATACTTGGTGCAACACAAGGTGATAAGAACTATTTAGGTGTTGCTGCAAGTTCTAAGGGTTTGTCTTTAGATATTTGGGATGGAACAAAAGCATTTGGAACTACAGATGTAACTGCTGGTGATCTTATTGGTCAGCCAACGTGGGTAGGTCGTTATCTTGTACAAGTTAAAGTCGTAATGCGGAATGATATAGACATTAATACAGATGTCACACTACCGGCAACGATATATAATGTTGGACCAGAAGGTAATTTACCTTTCGCAACCAGTGCTCAAATAAGCAATATTACGATACCAACAACAATTCGGGTACAGCATGTTCGTCATATTGGTGATTTTCGTAATCCTGATGGCAATAGCTGGTGTACGATTATTGAAGGTAATCCAGTTGGTGGTTTGATTTCTTTAACACCAGAACTTGTAGCTGAACAACTGAAACAAAACCCGGTCCCTAATCTTCCTTTATAGCACATGGCCCGACAACCCACACTAACAGTTCAAGTTAATGCTTCACAGTTTGCTGCATTTCAGCAGAATGTGACAGCTTTGTCGAATACGATGACACAATTGTTGACGCAATTTCAAGGTGTCCAAAATGTCGTTAATCAAACATCACAACAAATTCAAACACTAACGACCGCTGTTCAAGGTGTGCAGAATGCTACTAGAACAGCTTTAGGAACCATTAATCAAATCACAACTCATTTTGGCAGATGGTTCACACTCATATATGGTATCGGTGCAATGCTAGGCACTGGTGCTGGGATGCATGGAATCAATAAGTTAACAGAAGCTGTTGTTCAGCAACGTCGACAGCAATCACTATTAGGAGGCGATCAGGGAGCTAATCAGGCTGCGATTCGTGCTGGTGGTGTTGTAGATCCTAATTCAAGAACTGCTCTAACAAATATTGCATTAGGAAAAGCTGGTGTAATTCCTCAATTGAGAGGATTACAAGGTGTTCTTCAAGGAGATTATGACCCAAAAGATAAAGTTGAAAGAATGTATGAAAAATTTATGGAGCATTTAGTTAAAATAGGAGAGACATCTGCAAACCCGATGCAGGAGGCTTTGGCAAGAGGTGCAGGAAATATTATTGGTGAGGATGTTATCGCACGAGTGACCGGTGAAGGTGGTCGTGGAGAGTGGAATAAGATGCAGGATTTGATGAAAAACAAACCTGCTGAAATGACAAAGACGGCCCAGGATGCTTGGACTGATTTAGGTCAAGCGTGGAAGAACTTTTCTGATAATTTCATTAATAGAATGGCGGAAGCATTAGTGCCTCTTGCTAAAGGATTGACTTGGGTAGCAGAAAAGATGACGTTCTTGACTAATTTGTCAACAAATAAAGATGCGAATAAATGGGCAGATGAGTTTTTAGAAAGAAATAAAGCTTGGTTATCAGAACATCTTTTCAAACCACTTGATGAAATGGAAAAACCACTTGAAACATTAAAAGGATGGTTTGTTGAATTAGGTACTAAAGTTGGTGATTTGGTTTCACAAATAGGTGCACTCTTAAATAGTTGGTTTTGGAAATTTGTACAGAGTTTTACGGGTGGTGGTGGAGATACTGGTAATAGTAAAACTCCAGGTGGGAGTCAAGATTTCAGTGCTGGTGACACTCCTCCGATACCCCCTAATATGACTTCACCTTCTTCGACACCTTCTATATTACCCGGTGGAAAGACACCATTGACACCGGGGGTGTCGCCAGGAAGCTTGCCTGTTCCTGCTCCATTTCCAGGTAAGGTAATGCCTGGGATACCATTAATTCCGTCTACATCTGGAGCTTCTGGTGCATCTGGAGCTTCTGGTGCATCTGGAGCTTCTGGTGCATCTGCCATTCCTACTATTCCTTGGGGAACTGGTGGTGCTCGTACGTTTAACATGCCAACACCTTGGGATCCACCCATATTGAATACACCGGGTAGAGCTGGAGACGCATTTCAGAATTATGATATACAAGGTATGCGAGGTGGGTCAAGTAGTATAGATGCCAGTTCCAAATTTGCTGGTGCTGCTCAAAAATCTAATCCCGGTGGTGGTAATATGATGGCAATGTTATCTTCTAACCAGACAAATGTAGGTGGCAGGGGTCGAAGAGGTGGGGGTGCTTTAGATTCAAACAATTGGCAGAGTTCACGAACGGCTTCGCTACGGATAGATAATATTGCTGGAGCGAATATACACACATCAGCAAATGCGATGTCATCCTAATGCCTACAGCAAATACCCCGGTTCAATTATCTTATCAAGTTTGCCCTATAATTATGACTGGTGGTGCCGCCAGTCAGATTCCTGGTGGTGCGTTGCCATTACTCAGTTTATTTCATGTGACAGGATCAGCGTTACTTTTGCCATATGATATAGATGATTTAGATAATGCGTTTGGTGCATTCAATGTGTTGCCGGGTGGAACACTGGTTTCCCAGACTATAGGAAAGTATCCATTTGCAAATCAATATGTTGCTGCAAACGCCACGATACGTGAACCTCTAACTGTATCGGTAATAATGGATACACCGATGCGAAAACCGAATGCATGGGAAATTAAGAACACGGTAATGACAGCTTTGAAAGCAACATTGGATGCTCACAATGTTCAAGGTGGGACGTACACAGTTGTAACTCCATCTTATGTATACCAAAACATGATCTTAACATCATTGACAGATAATTCACGCGGCAATAACTCCATACCGCAAAATGCGTGGCGATTTGATTTTGAAAGACCGTTAGTGGCACTTGCTGAATTAGCGGGTGTTCAGAATTTATTGATGCAGAAATTGACAAACAAAGTATTTAGTGATGGAACTGTAACTGGTACTCAAGTTGGTACACTTGTTGGGAATATAGCAACAGGAGCTAATCCACAAACTATGGGAGCTATATCTGGAGGAAATGCGTTCCCATCTCTAGGAGCACCAACATCTACATTTATGAATTTTCCAGCAGCTACTCCTATATCAGGATTTCCATTTACTGGGATGTCGTAATGACGACTGTAGTTCCATTTATTCCTTCTAATATAAACCCATATGAATTTGCTGCTACATTAGATGGAAATGACTATAAGATAATTGTTACATGGAATGTATCTGCACAGCGGTTCTATATTAATGTTAATGATTCTAATGGTGCTTGGATAACAACAGTTCCACTCATTACAACACCACCGGCTAGGCGACTTGCTTCAGTGGTATTTAATCCATTTCAACTCGTGTTAGAAGTTACGATGGTAGATCCAACTACTTGGCCAATTCCATTACCACCTGATGCACTGGCTACTGCTCCTGGCACAATCGTTGATTACACACTAGAAGGATTTACCCCGACTACCTACAATGGACTCTATCGCGGTATGCACATCAATCCAATTAAGTTTACAGTTCCAATGTCTACTGATCCTGGTCCAGTTAATATTATGGGATTTCTCAGTCGTCGATTAAATATGGTGGCTGGTGTGTTCAAAACATCTACACTGGTATATCGAAATGGTGCCTTTGAGGTTGATCCATAATGGGTAAATATGATTCACATAAACATCACTTTCAAGCGCGCCTTAACCAGTGGCAGCGAAACCAGAGTAATAATCATCGTGAACAACAAACGAAAGCGATGCCTGTTCATGTAGTTGAAGTGGCAAAGGACTTTATCAAGGTAGCGTTTGAAACTGCAAATGGAATATTTACACCACCGATCGTTAAAATACCGAAGGGTCATTCTCAATATTCACGTGAGCCTACACAAGTTGGTGATAAAGGCCATGCGGCTCCTGGTGATTATTACCAAGGTGGTGCAACTGGTGATGCTGGTGGTAATACGAATTTTTATCCTCGTAGTAATTTAACATCTTTGGTATTCCATGGTCTTAGTCAAGTAGCTAATCCTTCTCGTATTGTCGATCAGTTGACCCATATGGCTGGTCCTGCTGGGTGGATCGTTAATGCTTTTGTTAAGCAAGCTCAACAACAGAAACAGGGTCAACAAGGTCAACAAGGAACTAGTGGACAACAACAATCAGTTATTCCACGTAATATTCAACATGCACAAGGTCAACGTGCCGCTGCTATGAACGTGCAACGTAGGATAATGGCTAAGGCTCGTGGTGTATCAGTTCAGAGTTTATTGACACCAACAGTGTTGGATACTGCCAATGCTGGGGGTAGTCAGTCTGGGCAAGATCAATCACAACAGCAACAACAAGATAACGATAAAACGAACTTTAGTTTTGATAAAGATGCATTGGCTACTGTGCAATCAAAAGATACAGATCATAACATTACTGTAGATTCAAAAGGAAAAAAGATAACACTTAATGTTCCTGTTGGTGAAAAGGTTTATGTTGGTGGAGACGGTAAGAAGGGACAGTATGCTAGGATTATGACTGAAAAAGGGCCAAGTAAAAACTCATTAGCACGGATCGGATAATGCGTACATATGGCCGAACGCAAGACGTGCTGACAGGAAAGAAAACTTGGTGGCAAGTTAATACTGATGTTAATGGCTTCAATGATTCTGTTTATCTTACCGCGCTTGCACAAGTACTCAAATTAAATTTAGGTGAATCTCCATTCTTCGCTAATTACGGCATACCTGCACATCAATCTGTTGTAACACAAGTATTCCCTAATTATTATATGGCTCGTACTCAACAACAGTTTGCAGGTTTCTTCGCATCATTAATCTTAACCATATTGCCTGATGCTATAGATGACGACGGAAGACCTGCTCCTTCTTATAATATCTCTGTTCTTACTAATTATGGTTCTAGGATTGGTGTTCAGACCCGACCTGGCTATCCTCGTTTTCAACCTATTTAGGGTATCATGGCTGTACTCCCATTAGTTATGACTTCTCAAGGCTTGCAACCGGTATCACCGGCAGACTTGCGGTCGCAGTTAATTTCGCTTGTTGCTGGCACAAACCCAGACTATACAGCGAATCTACCGGGTTCTCTTATCGAAGATATCTCTAGTACCGATGTTTATGCTCTTGTAGAAAGTGATAGTTTCCTCGTCGATCTAGTGAACTCTGTAACACCGTTTGGTGCGAATGCATTTCTGCTTAATCAGCTTGGTATTTTGTATGGAGTTGATACACAACCGATCACTAATACTTCTGTCTATGTTCAGTTTACTGGGCCACCCGGATATGTCATAGCACAGGGATTTACGGTTTCTGATGGTACATATCAATACGTATGTCAGCATGGTGGTATCATTGGTGAAGATGGTAATTCGCTCCCAATGTATGCACTTGCAACAGATTCAGGTGCGTGGCCAGTTCAGGCAAATATAGTTGTTCAATTAGCAACATCAGTTCCTTCTAATATCATTCTTACGGTAACAAATCCAGTTTCTGGTATTCCATCTACATCTGGTGAGCCTATCAGCGTATTTCGTGAACGATGCTTCACGGCTGGGCTTGCGGCTAGTACAGGGATGGCGCGGTATCTAAAGACGCTAGTTGGGAATGTACCGGGTGTCCAACAGCGTCTAATTTCAGTACAACAAGAAGGTGATCAGTTTGTTATAATCGTGGGTGGGGGTGATTCATATCAAGTTGCATCTGCTATCTGGCAAGCTGATTTTTATACACCGGGATTATCTGGCGCTACGATAAAAATCGCGGGGGTGTCCAACACCAACCCGGTTGTTATCACTACTGCTAATAATCATAATCTACAAACTGGTGATTTAGAGATTATTGCTGATGTAGTCGGTATGCCGTTTCTTAACAATCAAGTTCTTCCTATTACGGTGCTTGATGCACAAAGATTTAGTGTTCCATTAGATGCAACCATATGGGGACGATATCAATATGGTGGGACAGTAGCTCCAAATCCTATCAACTTATATGTCACCATAACAGATTACCCAGATTCATTTTTAATACCATATGTTAATCCACCGCAAGAGTTAGTAGATATCACGGTAACTTGGATAACAATCTCACCTAATTTTGTTTCACCTGTAGCTATGGCACAAGCGGCTGTTCCAGCTATTGTGGATTATATTAATTCACTGCCAGCAGGCACATCGCCTATTAATTTCAATGTGTTGAATCAAGTATTTCTTCAAGCTGTGGCGGGTGTGCTACAACCAGAGTATATCGTTAATTTGTTATTTCAAGTATCTATTGGTGGTGTGGGTACGTCTCCTGCTCCTGGAACAAATGTAATTTTTGGTGATCCATTCAGTTATTTCTATACTGAAAATGGCCGTGTGACGGTGATAGAAGGATGACATATAAATTCTTATCACCAGGGTTAACTTCGACTGTGTTGACCGGTGGTATATCCATCCAAGTAGCCAATACCAATATGGGAGTGAATGGTGGGTTGATAATCAACCCACTGGATGCAGTAGACCAAAATATTCATATAGCAGAATCGTTGTTTATTAGTCTTATTTCAGATGCTCATTTACAGAATAATTATGATAACGTAGAACTAATGCCGGGAGAATCGTTTATTGTCCCTGCACAATCAAATGTTTGGGTCAATGCTGTTACTTCTGGTCACAAGTTTACTGCCATATTTTCTTCACCATATGAGATTACATACCCTCCGTCATTAGTCCCCGGTCAACCGGGTAGTGGACAAAGTGCTCTTGGTGGCACAGGTGAGTTTCCTCCGGCAGGTGTGACGGGATTAACTACAGTTATTTCATCATACCTATACCAAGAGTATTCTGATGATGATGATCTTCAGGGCTTTGTGCAAGCTCAGAATACAATGCAACAGGATTATGTTGATACATTCAATGCATTAAATTTACCGATATACACTGGTCCTATTGTTCAAAAGGCATTGCTTGATTGGGTGGGACAAGGTGTATATGGAATGGCGCGGCCATCTATTGGCACGGGTCTTCCACTCCAAATAGGACCACTCAATACATGGGCGCTAAATTGGCGACCGTATGATACACCACCGGTTGTGGAAGTATCTGCGGTTAATATGTTGGAGCAGGTATCGGTTGGTGATGTAGTTTTAACAAATGATGATCTTTATCGCCGTATTCTGACATGGCACTTTTATCATGGTGACGGTAATTATTTTAGTACAAGATGGTTAAAGCGTCGTATATGGCGGTTTCTGTTTTGTCCTGATGGCAGAATACGCAATTGGTGGCCTGAAGATGCGTATGGCGATTGGGGCGCTAATGATTTAGGGCAAATTAATGAAGACCAAGATGATTGGAGTATTGCTAATACCGAACAGATTAGTATCTCTATAGGTGTCAACCGCAATATCACTATTCGCTTTGTTTTAGGGAAGCGAACAGTGACAGGCGGTGAAATGATTAATACATTTGGGTGTAATGGATTTGGGCCATTTCTTGGTACAAATGCACCAAATCATAATGTTATTGCATTGAATGAATTAAGATCAACATATGTATCGTACAAACCATTACCGATGATGGCTGAGTTTAAAGAAGCTGTGGATATAGGTGCGTTAGAACTACCCTATCAGTTTAACTACACCGTTCATATCGGTTAGGACATAACATGGCGATACTTTGGAGTAATAATGCTTCTTCTACAATCGCAGGGAGCATAGCTCCATCTACAACTTCTGTTGCACTTGCGGCCGGTACGGGGGTTAAATTTCCATCACCAACTGGTGGTGACTATTTTTGTGCCACATTCTATGATCAGGCAACCAAGACTATAAATGAAATTGTACATGTCACTGCGCGTGTGGGTGACACTTGTACGATTGTTCGTGCCCAAGAGGGTACAACGGCACAGTCTTGGAGTGCTTCGGATATTTTTGCTAATCTGGTAACCGCTGGCACTCTGGCTGCTTTTGTTCAAGCTGGTGTTGGTCCTGCTAATACATCACTTGTTTATGTCGGTACAGATGTTTCTACAACACCGGGGCTTATTGTATGTCCTACTATCCCAGTTCCTGCATCTTATGCAGTGGGGATGTTATTCAATATTAAAGTTAAGAATACAAACCCTGGTCCAGTTCAACTTCAACTAAATGGTATTGCTGCTGTTCCTGCTGTGCGGACAGATGGCAGTCCAATGGTTGGTGGCAATCTTATTTCTAGCCAAGAAATGACTTTTATCTATAATGGTGTTAACTTCAATGCGTTAATTCCTCCAATTCCACAAACACCTCCACAGACCACATTCTATGTTAGAACAGATGGTAATGACAATAACTCTGGGTTTGCTAATACCACAACAGATGCTTTCCGCACTATTTCTGGTGCGATGGCTGTGATAAAACAACGATATATTTCACAAAATACGATTACATTACGTGTGGCTGATGGTTTATATGTAGATGGGTTTGCTGAAAGTGAGGCTTATATTGCTGCGTGGAATATTGTAGGAAATTCAGCAAATCCGGGTAATGTGGTAATAGATGCTTCTCCAACGAGTTCAGGATCGTATATTTCACCTTATTCTTCTGTCGGTCGTAGTTGTTATACGGCAGGGCAGGGAAATATAACAGTAAATGGATTTACTTTTAAATCATACTATGAACAAGCAGTATCTGATGGAGGAATATTAAATGTCTTTAATTGTAATTTCACTGCTCCTACATCAGGTGCTTGTCCACCAATTGCTTCTTATCATGGTTGGATTGGGATTTACGGTAATTGTCAGTATAGTGGTGCAACAAATTCACCAGCTATTTTTCAATGTTCATTATCAGGATTTATGGAATTAGGATATCATGATAATTTAGAGACTGTTAATCTTGTATTTAATATTGCGGGTACTCCAATAATCACAGGTGCGACAGCAATTGCTAGCGGGGCAGGTGCTATTGGGGTTTGGGAACCGGCAGTTGTATTTACAGGTGGTGTTCCTAATTGTCTACAATACTCATGTTCAGCGGGGGGTGGTATTAGCTTTTTAACGGGTGTCACTACAATCTTCCCCGGTACACAACCCGGTATTGTTCAGTCTCCAGGATGGACAGCTTAAGGATAAAATCACATGGCAACTCCTATTTCTGGTCCTGCAGTTATTACATCTGTGACTCCTGGTACAGCGGTCATAGCAATCGCTACGAATCAGGCTGGTGGGTATATTGTTAACCCAACCATAGCTGCTGATCAAGGTCTTGCTACGGCAGAAGTGCTGTATGTAAATCAAGTCACCAATGCCACGCTTCAGGCTAATGGAACGACCATAGCATTACAACCCGGTCAATCATATACAGTTATACCGTATACGACTACTCCAGTAACAGTGAGTGCGCCGAGTGCTTCGCATAAATTCACCGCTGTTCAATGGGCAACATCATGACTGTCGTGGCTAAATTATCGTCGCCAACTCAGCAAACCACCGGTCCTCTTGGGTATGGGCCGGGTGGGCCACTCCCATCTCCATCACCATGGACATTTTATGGATCTTGGCTTTCTTTTAACGGTGGTATCGTTGTTGGAGCCCCGGCCGGTGGTAATCAAGGTCCTGGTACAATCAACGCTATTGCATTCTACATTAATGGAGCCCCATTTGATTTAGGAAACTATCTCCCATTAACCGGTGGAACTGTTGGTGGTCCTTTAACTGTTAATGGAACGTTTACGGTAAACGGTACAGTTAACTTGACTCTTGATCCAGGAACATATTAATGACAAGTATCCTTAAAGTTCTTCGATCTGCTATATTCGGTAATCGCCCGGCTGTTGGTGCTCAGCAAGAAGGTGTGCCATATGTCAATTTTGCTGATAAGCAGTTTGGTGTTGTAGATTCTTCGCAGACTCCTCGAGATTTGGTTGGTGTTCCATTTTTTTCAACAACAGCGAATTATAACGCTGGTCAACCGATTAATTATTTAGGGAATCTATATGTTGCTCTTGTAAATGTGACAGCAGGTGCATGGAATGCGACACAGTGGTCATTGGTTACGTCGAAGCAAATTTTAGATTCTAAAACAGTATATCCTATTCTATCGATTAATGGCTCAATGTCGATAAGTCAGGAACTTGGTACGACTGGAATAACTGGTTTCCGTACTTACGCTTACATATTAGATGGATTTGGTGCTGGAACAGGAGGAACTCCAGCAATTACTGCTGCTCAGCAAACGCCATGTGGCGTTCCTGGTTTTGTTTATCAAATGAATGTTCTAATATCTACTGCGGCTGCATCGCTGTCTGCTGGTGATGCTGTATATGCTTGTCAGACTATTGAGGGGACACGCGTTGCACGGCTTGGATGGGGCACTGCGAATGCGCAGCCTATGTCGATAGGATTTTGGGCATATTGCACCATCACCGGAAATATTGCTGTCGCCGTTAGAAATGCTGCCGCTAATCGAAGCTATGTAGTCGATGTGGCGATTACTGCCGCGAATACTTGGCAGTGGTGCACGGTAACTATTCCAGGGGATACTACGGGAACATGGCCAATTGGAACTGTATTAGGATTAGTTGTAAATTGGTGCGTGGCTGCTGGAACAACTTATCGCACCACAGCGAATACATGGCAGGCTGGTAATTTGCTAGGTACGGCAGCAACTATGAATCTTGCTGCATCAACATCAAACTCTTTCAATATTACAGGTGTGATTATTGTTCCTGGCACGGTGCTACCGCCCGCAAGCATGGTTCCATTTGTTTTGCCGACCTATGCTGATGAACTAGTGGCGTGTCAGCGATATCTTAGATATATTGGATATGGTATTCAAGGCCAAGCGGAATCAGCGACGCAACTGATGTTTTCGTACATTATTTACATGCCTATGCGAGTAATACCAACGGTAACGGTGCCTCTACCTTCTGTAAATGTTCGTCGATTTTATACCGGGGGGGATACTAATCTTACTATTTCACCTACTATTGACGTAACTGTCGGTTTGTTCGGTGGTCGTTGGGCATGGGTGATGGGTGGAGGTGCAGCGGTCAATGCTGGTGAGAGATTTCAGCTACAAACAGATAATGTCCTCAAGCTAGATGCAAGGCTCTAACATGTCAGATTATCAACTTACTGCAACTGACACTGTGATTCGCATCGCAGATAGCGCATGGATTCCAAATGACCCAGCTAATCGTGATCGTATTGAATATGAACAGTGGCTTGTGGATGGTGGGGTACCAGATCCTTATATACCACCCGACCCTATACAACCAACGGCGGATCCACAATCAACAGTGCTTTTTGATCATGAAAATCGTTTGCTTGCGCTAGAAGGTCAACCACCATTGACGTTAGTGGATTTTTTAAAAAAGATGTAGCCAATGACGCTAACTCTTACAAATTGCGCCATTGGTGATGCACGTCCAGTAACTGTTCCTATAGATATCTATGGGAATACTTCTCAAGTAGTTGCGATAGCTCCATCAACAGATACTGTCGATACAAACCGTGTTCTATTTACCGGTAGCTCTTCATATAATGTTACTGTTACATCTTTAGGTGTTGGGCCGAGTTGGGATATTACAAAAGAAGTAATTTGGAATCCTGTAAGTGCTCATACTATCGTATTACAGAATAATGCTGGTTTGATTTTGCTTGGTCATGCAACCAGAACTATTTCAAATAAATCTATTGGCACGTATCATTGGGATTATATTTCTCAAATTTGGACAGAAGAAAACTTTGTAGACACCACGGTTGTTGGAGGTGGCGGCGGACCAGCAGGGCCTCCAGGTCCAGCAGGTCCCACCGGTCCAACTGGAGCAACTGGTCCCCCAGGTCCTACTGGCCCAGCTTCTACAGTCCCAGGTCCAACTGGCCCTACAGGTCCAACTGGCCCTACAGGTCCAACTGGTACTACAGGATCTACTGGTGCAACTGGTCCTGCCGGTGTAGACGGAAACACAGTTCTCTATGGCACTGTTAATCCAACTTCTGGATTAGGGGTCAATGGCAATTTTTATATCAATACAACTACGAATTTTATCTTTGGACCAAAGGCTGGAGGAGCATGGCCTGCTGGTACATCACTCGTAGGTCCTACTGGTGCAACAGGTCCAACGGGTCCTACTGGTGCAACAGGTCCTACAGGACCAGCAGGTGCAGGTTCACCATCCACCGTATTACCATTGATGAATGGTACTGCTGCGATTGGTACTTCGACTAATTTTTCTCGCGAAGACCATGTGCATCCCAGTGACACTAACCTAACAATAGATTGCGGTACGTTCTGATGAACTTTACAGAGCAGAGTGCTGAGGTAGCAAATACCGCGCTCAATGCTATGAAGAGTACGCCGTTGGCCATCGCCTTGTTGATGGTGAATGTAGGCTTTCTTGCCTTTGCTACTTATGTTCTTGGTGAAGTATCAACTAACGCGAGTGAACGCAATAAGGCACAATTTGAATTGATAACAAAGCTAGTAACTGATATACGTGACTGCCGACAAGGAACACCAACGCTATGAAAGTCCGCGGCACATGCTCATGGTTTGGTGGCCCTGACGATACCGGTGTATCGCCTAGTGAAGGATTGGCATTCATCTATAATGTGGATATGGCACCACATCTATTTCTACCTACACAGCCACCCGGCACAACCGGGTTAGCGAGGCGATTAGACCCCGAGGTAAACTATATCGCATGTCGTTGGGATTACGAAGCTCCTGGTACGTCTCGAGACGATCTACTCACCGCCAAGGTAATGGTCCGAGCTATTAAGACAGGAAAAATAATTCGAACCGTTTCTCCTGCCGACTGGGGACCACACGTAGACACCGGCCGGGTGGCTGATTTGAGTCCTGGCTTAATGAAAGAGCTTGGTATCGATACAGATGACGAAGTAGAAGTTACTTTGCTTGATGATGCGGAGGCTACAATGCCATACGGTAGCGTTGTGATATCATCTGGCCATGGCAAATACATCAGGGGAGCAAGCGGTATACTAGATGAGGTAGATGAAGCTCGTGAAGTAGTGGATGCTGTTGCAGATTACTTGCACGCTGCCGGTATTGAAGTTACAACTTTTCATGACAACGTATCAACCAGCCAAAATGAAAATCTGAACCGTATTGTCGATTTTCATAATGAGCAAACCCGCGATCTTGACATCAGTGTTCATTTTAATGCTTATGAAGATACATCTAAGCCCATGGGTACTGAAGTACTGTACGTCACTCAATCCACCTTGGCCGCAAACATGTCGGCGGCGATTAGTTCCGCAGGCGATTTTATTGATCGTGGTCCTAAGAAGCGAACGGATTTATTTTTCCTTAATAATACTGAACAACCAGCTATCCTAATTGAAACTTGCTTTGTGGATTCATCTGCAGACGCAGACCTATACAATAAGAACTTTGAAGAAATTTGTCGTGCTATTGTTGATGTTCTAGCTGGCCGCTCAACAGCTACACCAGACCCACCTCATCTTCCAGACGAACGTCCGCCACCAGAACCACCGGCTGAGCAGCATGTGGATATAGTCATTACTGCGCCGCGTGGTGTCATAGTAAATGTCACACAAATGACCACCGGGGAGCCTGGTGTAAAGATATTGCGTAAAACGCCGTAGGTGCAAGGGTTTGACCAGTTTTAACGATGCGTAAAACCTGGTTGTAATGCCATTAACGCAGGTGGGGGTAGGGGCCGTGCACCCCCTAAAAACACCCTATTTTGCGGTTTTGAGCAGTAAAGGCCGAGGACTGTTACACTTGGTGAATATATGTCCTCGGCCTTCTGTGTACTGCGGTGTGCGCAAGGACGGAGAGTGGCGGCCGATCCAAATCCATCCGGACGTGACTACCCGTTTACACATTAAGATTCTAGCACCAAATTATGGCAGCACTATGGTAGACCCAATAGGAGAAATCAATGGCCTTCCAATATGGGACCACGCTGCGAAATAACCAAGTTTCGCAAATCCAAACCACGGTCGGTGCCAGTGGCACGTTGAAGATATTCTCTGGTGCTGAACCAGCAAACTGCGCGGCGGCTGATCCTACCGGGTTGCTCGCTACTATCGTGCTTCCGGCATCATTTCTCACCAGTTCTGGTGGTGTGACTACTATCGCAGGATCATGGTCTGTTGCAGCAAGTGGTGGTGGGGCTGGTACGAACGCACTATGTTTCCGTATGTATGATGGATCGTCGGTTTGTCATGTGCAGGGGAATTGCTCGACCGATCTAGTGCTAAACAATCCAAACATCGCCACTGGTCAAACTGTAACTGTCACAAGCTTTACGGTCACTGCTGGGAATGCTTAATGTCATGGATTAGATCTGGCTTCTGCAACCGTTGTGGTGAATGTTGTGTCGGCTCGCCTGGATGGGCGGGCCGATCTGATTTAGAGACTGACGACTCCATGCGGCGTGAACCACCGGTCAAAGGCATGTGCCCTTTGTATGAACTACATGTCGGTGCACCCGAAGGCGATGGCTTTTGCATTGGGCACGAGCCTCCTAATCAGCATCCATACTATTTGACCGGGTGTAATGTCTGGCCACAACACCCGGATAATATTGCCAATTGCCCTTCATGTTCATATACGTTTACATGGATAGCTGATGGCGACTAAGGTTTTCTACGTTCTTAATACCGCTGCAACCACACCAGATTGGTTTGGGGTTCTGCAGGATGGTGGATCTGCGCCTACAGATGCAGCGTGCACATTCGGTTATGCTCCCGGCAAATTGGCGATTAGCAGTTATTGTCGTTCGAGGCTTGGTGCTTCTGGTACATCTGGCACTACGGCAACCACATCATATATTAGTGGAGCAACAGGTCCAACAGCAGGTACTGGAGCAACAGGCACCACTGCCGGTGATTGTTTCAGTACTTCGTCTACTTATTATGGAACTTTTGCTTCTGGTACTTGGACATTCGTTTGGAACTTGCGTGGTAGCACGGCCGGTATGGTCGGCCGCTTGGGAATGCGGGTCTGGGCGAGTACCAATGTCAGTGGTACTGGCGCACGTGAACTAACATCTGGTGAAATTTTTGGTACTTCACAAACAATATCAACAACTGTTAATACTAATTCTGGTATCAGTTGGGCGGCTCCTGCTATAACTCTTGCTAATGAATATTTATTCTTCCAGCTGGAGTGGCAAGAACAGACTACTGCAGGATCAAGCAACTCAGATAATGCTTTCTTCCGAGTTGGAAGTAGTATTACTACGACGAACTGGTCACCGATAGTTGATGGTGATCTTATTCTACCTCAAGCTGCGCAAACACTTTCAGCAGCCGGTAACTCTATTGTTGATGGCGATCTGATTCTCCCGCAAGCCGTGCAGACCCTTTCAGCGGCGGGTGGACCAGTTGTTCGCGGCACGCTCGCCAGGACCGAGATTGACGACACCCTGGCCGCGACGGGAACGAACGGCGCTGCTGCTGGTACAATTCTTTTCTATTGCCCAGCTAGTGTTGCACTCTCAAATAGTAACTTAACCGCAACAAAAATTAGTGGCTCAGGATATGCAACTACTTATTCTCAATCAACTAGAGGAGCAACTAAAGTTTATGCAGAGGTTCATATTGATTATTTTAGTACCGTAATTCATCTTATAGGAATAGGCACGACTGGTGAATCTTTAACTGCATATGTAGGGTCTTCTGCAACTTCATACGGTTGGAATGGTGGTGGTAATATCTATCACAGTGGGACGTCCGGTGCCACGGTTTCAAGTTTTACTCAAGGAGATTGGCTTGCATTTGCACTTGATCGAACTGGGCCAATTTTTCAAATTCGAAATATTACTCAAGGAGGTGCGTGGTCCAGCTCATTATCAGCTAGTGGGTTTGATACCACCGATGCCTGCTTAGGAGTATCTCTGTATGATAATTCTAATGCTGCCACTTTTAATTTTGATGGGACATTTTTAGGAACTCCCCCTGGCTCTGGCTATACGCGATGGGATGGCTCATCCATCAGCGGCGCTCCGGGCACCATCACCGGCACGCTCAACCTTATTGAGGCCGACGACACGATTGCGGCGGCTGGCGGCTCTATTGTTGAGGGTCATCTCGGCACGGTTGGCGCAAGTGGCACTCCGACGACGGTCTACAACAATACGTTCGATGCGACCGATACCAATTGGGGTAATGAAACTCACGTTGTCCAAGTTGGAGCGGGTAACCTAGCCGCTGGGTCTGGCACACAGGTTCGGCTCACACTGGAATTTGCGGTCTTTGGCGCAGGCGAGACATGCAAGATTTATTTCGGGCAGCAGGCGATAAGTGGTGATCCGCAAGATTTTGCCAATACGCCCGCACACGTCACGTTTGGCGGCGGCAATATCACAAGTGACGGATCGACGCTGGTTTATGTTTCGGACTGGGTCGATTTGCCAGAGGCTTACGACGAGACCAAGAACTATATTCATTGTCAGTATTACGCCCCCGGTTCCGTTAATCTACGAAACACGTTTCGAGTAGGGAATGATCAATGGTACTTGGCCGCAGGCGGTGATGACGCGGCGACGGTCGACAAGACCGCTTCGAATTATCTGCATTGGGCTTCGAACAATGCAATTTTAGTAAGGACGATTGAGGTCCGTGGTGTCGCTGCGCCAGCGGGTATCGTCCAAGCCGATCAGACGCTCGCCGCCGCTGGCAGTGTCGGGGAGACAACCGGCATCTCTGGCGGGCTCACCGTCATACAGGCTAACCAGACCTTAGTCGCCGCTGGCGTCGTTACGATTAACGGCACGCTCAGTGTCCAGCAGGCATCGCAAACCCTGGTGGCAATTGGTACTGTTCTAGTTCGTGGCACGCTTTCTGCCCCACAGACTAACCAGACATTGGTTTCTGTTGGTGGGCCTGTTGTCAGTGGCGCTCTTAGTACTCTACAAGCAAATCAAACGATAGTTTCCGCTGGTACAGTTCAAGTCCGTGGCACGCTTTCTGCCCCACAGGCAAACCAGACACTAGTATCAATCGGTGGCCCTGTTGTTCGAGGCACTCTTAGTGCCCCGCAAGCCGCGCAAACTCTATCTGCCGGTGGTTCTGTTATTTCTGGTATCAGTGGTACACTCAATCTTCTTCAAGCATCACAAACATTATCAGCTACCGGTACAGTTCCAGTCGTATGTTTCGGTAGTCTAAATCTTCCGCAAGCAGCACAGACACTTGCTGCTGCTGGATCACCAATTGTCAGTAGTACTCTTAGTACCCCACAAGCAAATCAGACACTTGTATCTGTTGGCAAGGTAACTGTTTCTGGTGTATTGAATAGCATCCAAGTAACCCAGACAATTGTATCCACCGGCAAAGTGGTTGTTTCTGGTATTCTTAGTTCTGTGCAAGAGAGCCAATCATTACAAGCAACCGGCACAGTTTCAATTCGCGGTACTCTAAATGTTAATCAGTACTCTCAAACATTATCAGCTGCTGGCGCTGTCTATGGTACCGCTATCGGCACATTGCGTGTTACTCAACAAGATCAATGGATAACAGCTACCGGTGTAGCCGGTGTTATAAAGGACTATTGGATATCAGACTCCATTCCATCACCAGATATAGTTATCCCACCACCCTATGTTCCTCCACCTAATATTCCGTGGATGTCTAGTGAGGCTCCTTCATACCAACCCCCACTTCCTCCAGTAACTCCACCCCGGCAGGGCTGGTGGTCTGGGTCTATTCCTTAAGGAGACAACATGCGATCACCTTGGGCTCCTAATAAATACGGATATACCCCGGTTTATCCAACCATGACGGTGCGAGCTGATGGCACCTATCGATTAAAGCCAGTCAAACCGCCCCATGCTGTCTCATCCTTAGGCCATGGTTCCAAGCAAATTTCATACACAGTATCTTCATACGGCAAAGTTCGTGGGTTTACCAGTCACTCACTTATTGTACGCTTTTAGGATCTGGTGGGAAGAAGCCCGAAAACCGGCCCATGTTTTGATCAGCTTGAGATATAGTGAATTTACTTAATCTTGGTGTACCATTCCTAATGATGTTTGCACTGCATGAATACTTTTCACCAGTTTTAAATTCTACAAGGACCATTACAGTTTCAACTCTATCTGGGTAATTAGATGGTCTAACGTTGCTAGCAATGTTATACTCTCTAACCGTCGTAGCCCAAGCTTCTGATATGAAAATAACAGCATCTGGTTCTAAGTGTTTAGTGACTGCTCTAATAGCAGTACTCATAATATCTTTTTCTTCATCATCCTCCATTGACAATGGCATCATAGCATGGTCATCGCCCTTAACAAAAACAGCCATTGCTTCAATACATTTTTGCTCATTAAATATGCTTGTGATTATTTTTAATTCTATTTCAACCAGTTCCTTTTTGTTCATCACAGTACTCCTCTGCCCAGATTTTCCATCTTTGATATAGTAAAAAAGGGCCTTGTCGTGACATTTGTAGTATCTGGCTAATTTCTCGCCAAGTACAGTGTTTCTTATCTCTCAGATCTATGATCGTAAATACTTTTGTAGGGTCTCTTGGTGCTCCATGCGGATATCTGCGTTTTGATCTCTGTGTCTGGCTACTATCCGTTGCTAAGTTTGTCATTTGTAATACTCACTCTTTACTAGGTTTATACCTATGGTACCACATAAATTGCTCGTTGTTAAATAAGCCATTGCCGGAATTCGTCGCCTTGTAGAGTAGACGACATACTGATTTTCTTGCGCAATACCTGTATCAGTTTTTCATCTATTGTACCGGGTGCCCGTAGATCGATGTAAGTCACATACTTGGTTTGTCCTATACGATGTGCTCTGTCCTCGCTTTGCTGGCGGTCTTCGTTATCGAAACTATTGGCGTAGTAGATAACGAGATTACACGCTGTCCAGGTATTGCCGAACTTGCCAACTGATTGATTGCTGACAATAAACCGGCAAGCATCGTCGGCTTGTATTTTCTCACGAGCTTCCACTCGCTCATCAAGCGTGGTCTCCCCCCAGAATGTCACTGTGCTATCATCACCAAACTCCTTACGAAGCTTAGCAGTTATCTTGCGCAAAGCAGCCGGGTAAGGAGCCCAGATAATAGCCTTGCCGCTGTGCTGTTGAAGTATTTCGACAACAGCCTCGGTACGGTTTTCTGGTATGTGACCTATTCCATCATTTTCGGTATGCACATGCCCACACAAGATATGTTGCATCTTGCTTAGCTGGTCAAGCTTCATACTGGCGGTAGCATATTCACCATTCGCCAATTTAGTCGTAGCTATATCACGTATCTGCCGGTATGCCAGATCTTGCTCTGGTGTCAGATCAACATCCCAAAATTGATAGATCTTAGGCGGAAGGTCAAGGACTTCCGTCTTAGTCACTCTGTAACTACGAGCCATGATCTTTTTATTGAGTTCTTCCAAGTTTCTATAACCTATGATAACCGTCGCTTCCCTGGTGCGTTTGCCTTCCACACGCAGATGAGCCGGTGTGAAGTTGACCTTCTGTGTAATGGCATAGCGATGCTTGAAGTCCCAGAAGTTCTTCAGGCCAATGATACTACGACTTAAGAACGCATATTGCGTGAATAAATCCATCGGACTCTCTGGCGCTACCAACCCGGTCAAAATCCTACGGGCCTTGAACCTGTACGCCAAGCTGTTCAATATGAACTGTGTTCGCTGTGCTTCTTGGTGTGCGATAGTGGTGCTCTCATCGATAACACCAATGACATTCCGATGGCCGATAAATTTTTCAATGTAGTCTCGTGCTGGGCCTTTGCGGTTCAATGCTTCAATATTCATGATCAAGCATCGTGGCTTAGTCGCATAGATTAAGTCAGCAAGCTCTTTCTGCTGGGCCTTGTTGGCTCCGCTGCGCCACGCAGCTCGGCAATAGCTGAAATCAGTCGGTAGCCATGTATCTAGTTCTGTGAACCAATTAAGATACGTGCCTTTGGGAGCAATCACAACCAAGTCCATACGACCTTGGGTATTGCGCATTGTCCAATCATCAATCACTACACGAGATTTACCGGTGCCCATTTCCATAAGCAACGCATAGACATCGTTCTTTTGGAGTAAATCCAGTGCGGTTACTTGGTGTTGATATCGGTTCATATTTATTCCTTTGTTATTGTAATCTTAACTCTATCTCCAGCCGTTATATTAGGTTCTTCATAACCCACAAATAATGCTTCCCATGAATCTTCAAGGCGGATATACCAGCCCATTGACTCCTTACGGAAGATAGCTTCTTTCCCAAGCCCACAGACCCATTTAGTATCAAATCGTTCAGTAACAGATTGGACTAATACGCTGCGGATAACGATAGATACTGCCATATTACTTGCCCCGTATCTTCTTAAGATCTAACTGCGTTTCACCACACGCGATCAATACAGCGGCCACAGTCGCAAATTGCGGGCGCTTAGTCTTACCGTTGAACCAATTGTAAAGAGTTGTTTTTGTGACACCACTGGATTCTGAGACTTCGTTAATGGTACCACTATCAGCAAAGACCTTGGTGCGGATATAGTCGATAACAGGGTCCTTGTCTATGAAGTTATATGACTTGTAGACATGCAACGTCCGCTTATGGTTTCTTGCCAACATAGGTCCCATCCTCCTGGTGAAGTGCTGCCCCACGCCTTACTAAAGACCCAAGTGCCGAAGATACAGCTTGCTTATTATGTTTCTTCAATACAGCCATGACCTCAAATGCCCGCATTGGTTTTTCTGATATCTCCTTCAACACAGATTCAATTGTAGTTCCCGGTTGCGGGACATATGCACCATTCACACGCCGCGGTCTCCCCACTCTCTGTGCTTTCTTTGCTGGTGGCACCATATCAGCCAGCTTATCGATCCCTGCCACCTGTGCCCAGTTTGGCAACGAATTGATAAACTGTCCCACCTTCGTTGTGGGTACCCGTACCCGTACATCCATATAGAATATCATAGTGTGCACCTCTTTGTTAACCTGTAAAGCATTTTAGCACACACCTATTTGGATTGCAACATTGAGCTTATTTCATCCCAATTCCACCCACCCGGTCCTCCTCCCCATCGCATACCAGCAATGTTTATCAATCCACCTTCGGCTAATGCCTTGGCTTGATCACCACGCATCAACCATAGTTCATCAGTCCCATCATGAATCAGGGCTGTAGGCGTTCGCCGCACTGCAATCCAGACGTTACCGCCGTAGCGGTATCGTTTGGATATCCAGGCGACTTGCAGTGGTTTGATTTGGACGTGAAAGATTTTAGTGAATTTGAATTCTAGCCAACCCTGGACACCAACCGGTGTGCAGAATTCGGAGTCTGGTACTCCACTCGCACTACCGGCAGTCTCAATAGATGTCCATTGCCATGTGCTGAAGCGACTACGGAATAGTGGTCGAAGACCCCCATCCTTCATCGCCGCTGTAGGACAGAGTCTATGGTGTGAGCAAGATCAGGATCAAGATTACCCTGTTTTCGCATCCATTGTAAATAATCCACTGGCACCTGATCAATCGGTGTATCTTTATGCTTGCCAAAGTTAAGAGCTTTGAGCCGTACTGGTGAATTAGACATAACCATCAATTGCTCGATGGTGTGCTTTTCCAACATTTTGAATAGTAAACCTGTGGTTGTAGCTACATCATATAAGGCTTGATGTGGATGCTTATGCTTGACCATTGGCTCGATATCAACAGGGTTGATATTGAGCCAATACCTCAGCACCTGATTAGAATAACCGGGAGCTTCTGGCCAGATATGTTTTGCCAAACGAATGGTACAGAGCCATGGTCGGGTGACTTCGGGTAGAAACTTGGAATCAAATGCTGCATTATGCGCAACGAGTATAGAATCAGGTTGTATGTGTTCTAAAAGAAACTTGATACCAGTTTCTCTATCATAAGCCCCGGATTGTTTAGTCAGCTTACAAACCGGTATGTGATGGACTGCGTGCGCCTGTGGAGAAATAGGCCCAGTGTGTTGAAAGTAATAATCGGTGTGAAATGTTTT